ATATATTTCCCTCGTATGCTCTGAACTCTAAAGCAATAGAAAGAGGCTCAACTCGCTCATCTCTAGCAACAACACTTAGCGCAGAGTAGAAAGCATAACCTGTTGGCGAAAGTGACTGACGCATTAAATCAAACTTGCTTACTCGTCCGTCATCTGTTCGAGCATCAAGGTTAGAATATTGCTCAAAGACTTGTAATGCGCTTTTTAGTTGCTCTTCATCGTTAGAATTTAATGCACTTTCCATAGCAACAACTGATTGCTTGGGCATTAATCCAGCATTAAAAGCCATAACAATAGAAGGATACTCAAACATATTGTTGGTAGTAATAACCTCGCCTTTTAGCTTTTCGTTAAAATAAAAACTTTGGTCATTTTCAGATATAGAAAGACCGTTTTTTATTCCATCTTCTATTGTTTGCAATCTAGTTGTTTCAATTACTTTTTGTGTATTATTTTTTATTCCATTGATTCTTGTATTAAGTTCACGAGTTACGGTCGAAGGATTTATCTTATATGCTTTTCTATATAATGTATGTAACTGAGCAGCTTCTTTACTTGGAACTTCTTCTATATTTTTCTTATCAGAATCTATTTTATTAAGGGCGTACTCTAAATCATCTAAAGATGCGTTTGATATTCTTTCAGCTTCCCTAATTAATCTTGTAACAAAAGTTACTTCTGCTCTTCCAGATAATGTATCTTTAATTCTTGAGTCAATTTTAGAACCTCTAATTCTTAAAATAATACCTTGTAAATTTATTTTATTAAATTCAGTAGCATCATCTAAAATATTATTAATTTCTTTTCTAAATGATGCCTCTTGTTTATTTTTTTCTGTAGACTCTACTCTAGAAAGGGCAGCTCTTCTTTCCCCTATTTCTGTAGCAAGTGCTTCTTTTTCATCATCATCTAACTCTAATAAAACATCATATACTGATGATAATTTATTACTAGGAACTAAAGTTTGTAATATATCAAAATTTATTTGACCGCTTTCATATAAAATTTCTTCAAGCTTTTCTAATTGTGGAGAATTTTTCCCAACACTGTCAAAAACTTGCTCTAAATAATCAAGATAAAAATCAGCTGTGTTTTCTTTAGAAAGGTCTTTTGTTATTAAAAATAATTCACTTGAACTCATTGAAGGGCTTATCTTAGATTTATTTTTAGAAACAAACTCTGACTCAGCAATACTATCAATGTTTTCCATATTTTTAGTATAAGCATCTAAACCAGTAGCTAGCTTACTAGCATCCATGCCATTCAATGCTTGCACTGTTAAAATTTTTAATTTTGGTTTTTTAAGCTTTGTAGAAAGATCGCTAATTAGTTTTGGGTTTTGTAAACCTGCTTTGAATGTTTCTTGATCCGTCTTTGACATTAATGAATATAATACAGACAACTCCATATTTGAAGAAAGAGCTTGCAAGCTATCTAGTTTATCATGGTAATCTCTATACTGTGGACCAGTAATAGCATTAGCTTCAAAAAGGTCTTCAACTCTTGCCCTTTCAGAAGTAATACCATCGTTAATGCTTTGAGTATCACCACCAGAAAAAATCATTTCTGATATTTTTATTTGATTTTTAAATAAGTTTTTTAACTCACTTTTAATAAGTGATTCTTTTGCATCTTCAGCTTCTTTTATTGCTAAATTAGAGTAAGTAGAAGCTACATAATTATCACCTGATTCTTTTATAAATGTGCTATAAGGTGTAGCTTCACCTTCAGCGTCATACATAGCTCCAATATACTTAGCCATTCGCTCTTTATATATCAAAGCACTGTCAGAAGTTTCTGCTATTTCTTTACCAACACTTTCAAACTCAGATAAAATAGATTCTTCAAAACGTCTATCAATCATATTTTGATATGATCTAGCAGCAATTGTTCCAAAGTTTGTTGGAGGAGTAAAAGCTTCTGGTTGGTTTGTTTTAGGATTTAATGAAGTAATTCTATCTGATGGTTGAGATAAAGCAGCCCTCTTACCAGTTTCTTCAGCATTAATAGCAGCCTCTCTGTAAGCAAACTGAGATAAACTACTAGCAGCATTACTTATTGATGCACCTACGTCAGAACCACCAGCTCTTGTTTGAACAATACCTACTGGCTGATTAAAAACTTGTGTTCTTTGTCTTCTTACAGCCATTAATCCTCACTTCCATCAGGAGCTTTTGTTTTATCTAATCTGTATATGGTTTCGCCAGCAGTACCAGCAGCACTAAATAAAGAAGAATATAAAGCATTTCGACCACGCCTTCTTTCTGTCATTTGACCTAAAGACGTTTTCATAGATTGAAACTGAGCTTGCTGATCTATTCTTGATGTATCTTTTCGTACTATTTCTTTTTGTCTTTCTAAGAAAGCCTCAACACTTCTGTCTGTAGTAATGTCACGACCAGTAGCAGCAAACGCTGCAATATTAGCAGAAGTTGCTAAATCATACTCTTGCCTTCTTGCTTGAGCTTGTTGCATTGCAGTTACTTTATTTAATTTATCTTCAGTTCCAAACTGAAAAGCATTTAATCGAGCCTCTTGCTTTTCACTTATTCCGCTAATTATTTGACCTCCAGCATTTAAAACTGCTAATGCTATCATTATTTCTGCTGACATTAAACTATTAACTCCACGACTAAGCCATTAACCTGTAGTGGTAATGGCTCTGATTGCTCGATTGTAACTTTAGGACTACGAGTATAACCTGTTGTCCTTATTTCCTTCTTGCCAACTAATGGATCAAGTATTGATTGGGTTGGTGTATCTGGATTTGTCTTGCTAGAAATAGATATGCTTTTATTATTTACCTTCAAAGAAAAAGCATCTTTTACATCAAGAACAACTCTACCAATACCTCGAACTTCACCAGTTACAGGTCCACCACCCATAGAAGCATCTATTTCATTAGTAATAATTTTAGAATCAAACTTTTTACCAACATAAACGTAAGTATGACCTAAACCAGAATGAGCAGATAAATCTATTTTTTCATTAGCATCAACAGTAAATGCCCCCAAGTATTGCTGATACCCATCAATAACATCAGTTGCGATAACATCTACAACATCATTTTGATTATATGCAGCACTTACATCAACCTCATTGCTTAAAATAAGATTGTGTAACCAAATGTCTAAACCTACACTTTGAGTTGACTTGGGGGCAAACTCGCAAACATGAAGCTGACCACTCGTATCGTAAATCTCAGCAAACAATCTATCTTCAATAGCACAGACAGAACCAAATTTACCTGCGGTATTAAACTGTACCCAAGATGCTTTTCTTTCAGCTCTGTTCGAAGAAAATACAATTAAATTATTACCTGTTGTAGTCATTGCCGCATAAGAATCTGGTTGACCAAAACCGCTATGAACAACAGCCATATATCTTGGAGTATCAATCATATGTGAAGCTATGCTAGATACAGGCACAGAAGTATAAGCATCTTCCCCATCTGTAAACAAATACTCTCGAACAACCTTGCCATTGCGTTGAACAAATAAAGTAGCTCCATCAAGTTCTATTGGCTCAACATGAGAAATACCAAATGGTGTTTGTTTTTTAATCTGTAAGTTAGTTGGTGTAAGTGGTTGATTTTGAAATGTAGGAATATATAACTCAGCAGCAGCAGCAAAGATTTGTAAATCTCTATTAGAAACCAAATACCTTATTTCATTTACATCACCAGTAGCAGCAGTAACTTGTATTGCATCATCATCAGCAGCATCTCCTATATCAAAATTAGAAAATCTACCTACCTTGCTAAAAAATAATGTATCAGGCTCATCTAGTGTACCAGCAAATACCAAACGGTTTTGATGAAACTCTACCGCCGCAGGATAGCCTCTAACATCAGAAAAAGACTGCTCATCAAAATCAGTTGTCGGAGCATGACTTTCAATCTTAGGAAAACCACCTCCATCAGCAGAAGAGTTTGCAGTAGCAGCAGCCGTAAAGCTGTAAGTATTATCATCAATAATTTCATGTATTGTTCGAGCGCCATTAATATTTGAAGCATTTATTCCACCAAGAGCAGTTGCTTCAGATACAGTAATAGAATCACCTACAGCAAAACCATGAGATGGCTGACTTACCTCAACTTTATTACTACCATCATTAGCTCTAAGAGGATTTTCAATCTCTAATCTTGTAGAAAGTGAATCAAGAATATCTGCTCTAAATTGATTAGAATTATAAACAGTATCTATTTTTAATTCATTCTTATGATACCTTAATAATATATCTTTATGTTTTGAATTAGCATAATTGCCTGTTCTAAGAGCTGTTGATTTTGATCCTGTAATATCTAAATATGTAATTCCTCTTTTGTTTGTATGACCAATTTTAACAGTAGTGCTAAAATTACCATTTGCATGAATAGTTGAAATAGATTTAAACATACGAGGAATATGCACAGTGCCATTATTAGGACCATCTGTAAAATCAGTAACAGCTACACCGTCTTGATCTGTTCCAGTAAAAACAAATGTTACACCACTAATATTACCAGTAGATGTAACACTTATTTCTACAGCATTATCAAAAGCATCAGTAGCACCAGACGCAAGAGTTAAGTTTCCAGCACCAGAACTATTCGTTGAATTAAAATAATGTGTATCGTCAGTAGTGCCATCTGTAGTGTAAATACTAAAATCAACGTCATTTCCACTACTTGCTTCTGGATCAAGCTTTACATTTGCATCTGCAAAACGAGAATAAGGCTGAAAGGTAACAAGTGAATCAGCCCTTTGATCAAAAGCAAATGTTCTTACATGAAAACTAGTAGCGCTTGTTCTGCGTAATATTCTTGGAGCAAATAAATAATGACAGATAAACATATCATTTCCAAGTTGAGCTACAGTATATTCTTGAAGATGCGCTTTATCAAAAGGAAGAGTAGCGCCATTTATATCTGTTGTTGTGTTTAAACGCTGAGTTAAAGTTGTATCATTAACTTGATGAACTCTTATTTTTTCATGCTGTATAGCAACAATATACTTTTCATTTTCATCAAAGATAAAAGGAAATAAATGAGATTGCTCTGGATTACTAGCATCAAAAGTAATTCCACCATACTTAGCCATATGTTTTGCGCCATCTCTTTTAATTACAGAACCTTCTGGCATAACAATCATGTTCTGTAAGGTTTGAACAGATGAAGCGTAAACAGGACTATCTACTCTCATTGAAAGAGAATCACTGACTTCACCAAATTGAAAGCTATTAATTGGAACTCTAACTCTCTGCATTAGCTACGCCTTTGTGCAATAAACCTCGAAGTATTCAGCTTGCGTGTTGTTTGCTGCTGTGAATCAAGTGTTCTTGATTTTCTCATTTGCTGTTCAGCTTTTAATTCCATTGCTGCACCTAATTGCCCATCACGAGCAACAGAAATAGCAAGTATACTAGCTAAAAAAAACTCAACACCAAGAATAAAATATGGAGGCCAGTTCTCTTCACCTACTCGAAAGATATAATCAGCAATTACTACATCAGCACTGTCTGCATTACAGAAAGCTTTGTTTCCGTAAACATCATATTTTATTGGTAAGTCTTGAACAGTAATTGCATTTACCATCAATGTATCAGAAGGAAGTTGATAGGCTGCATCAAAACGTCCTGTTGGTGCAGCAACAAGCCTACTTAGTTGAGCTTGATTTGTTGCAAATCTCCAGCGTGTTCTTGTTAAACAAGATTGAGCAACATCTTCGTAGATATTATTACAAACATCTGCTTCTGTTGTTCCATCTGAAAAAGATTGAATCGCATCACCACCAATTAAGATGGATGCGCGAGATGCTATTTTGACTGCGGTATCAGCTATTGTTGGCATGTTAGTATGGGGGCCGAAGCCCCCATCCCTTTATTAGTCGCCATCAGTTTCAGCAACGGCAGTGCCGTCTGAAACATCAACAACAGAACCAGTATTAGATAATACTGTTACAAAATTTGTAGTTGGTACATTAGTATCATGCACTACAATCAAATCACGAATAGCAAGCATATTTGCTGCATCGTTAAAGTAACCAGCATTATTTACTGTAGCGATGGCATCAGTAGTTGTGTATCGCCACAAGCTACCATTTGAATCACCACCAATACGAGTTAGTCCACTTGCACTATAAGCCATTTTCTAACCCTCCTAGTTATTATCTAATAGTTCATAGATACCATTGTCATCAATAACAACAGCACCCATAGACATCATAGATGTTGCAAGGTGAGATACTTTCTCAGCAACATAGTTGACTTCAGTTTGAACATCAGAGTTGATACCCAAGCCAACAGCAGTTGTGTGATAGCACATACTCTTACCAGCAGCGACAGCAGCAGTTGAAAAAATCTTGAAACCCAAGAACTCTTTCATTGTCATACCACCAGCAAACGGTAAGTTTTGAGGTCCAACAAAGTCAGATGATGCAAACTCATTAATATTAAATAGATCAGCAAAACCTTTTGGGTGCATAGCGATATAACGCTGTCCATCCTCTGGAATATTAGCTGTTCCAAATGTTTCAAATACAGTCAATAAGTCTGCTTTTTCAACAGCAGAACTTGTATCATGAATTTGAGTTGAGTTAGCACCAGCATCCATAGCTGTAATTAGTAAGCTATCAGTCTTACGACCTAGAGCAGCAGCAGCAGATTGCGCTACAGCTTGACGCTCATTGATGTTGGTTTTGAGTTCATCTAGTTTATCGATGTACTCAGCAGCGAAGAAGTCAGCCATTGTTGCTTCTACATTGGTATGTGCAAGCTCCATTGGAGTTACATTACCATTACGAGATTTAGTAGTTGCTTCCGCAGTACCAATCTTTTGAAATCTAACAGTTGATCCAGTTACATTAGCAGTCCGTACTGTGTTCCGTAGCTTAGAACCCATACGCTGATATGCCATGTGAACTTCTGTTTCGAACTGTTTGATAAAGGCTGTGTCTATTGTATTAGCCATTTATAAGTTCCTTATTGAAGTTACGGTTACTAACAGGTGTCCGCTTTATCACTTCAACAAGGGTATCCTATCGGGCCTCTTAGTGTATTACGGGCTGCAATATCTTATCGCTAACATTATTTTTATTCGGATTGCAACGCACAAATTCAACATACTTGTGATTTCTTTGTTCTATAAAACCTACAGGATCAAAACCTAACCATACTGCCCAGTTTAATATTAGCTCATTACTTTGCAAAATAGTCATAGTCATCATTGGTTGAGTCTTATCAAAAAAATCTACAACCATCTTTGAACCACGAGCAGCAGCAATAAACGATCTCTTTATATTATTAGAAAACATTGCAAACATTTGTGGGCAATCTTGATCATCATGATACCAAAGACCACCAACAGCAAGAAAAGTTTCCCCCTGTTTTCTAGCTATATAACATTCAGATGTTTCATACATATCAGTTATTGCTTTGCGTATGTTCGTATAACCAAGCAAAGCAAGCTCTTCTATATTTTCAGAACTTAGATTATCTACAACTTCATCAATATGATAAGGTTGAAAAGGAGTCAGATAATACTGACCCCTCTGAATAATCTTAACCTCTGTAAAGTTGTTTCCAGCCTTCATCAACTTGTTTAACAAATTCTGCGTCCTTGTTATATCCATGATACCTAGAGTCTGACATCATTTCTCTAAGTTGAGCTTCAGATAAACCAGCAGTAGGTTGAGTATCTCCACCAAATGAACCATCTTTCATTTTTTCCATTATAGCTTCTAACGCTACAATACCTTCAGATGTTTCACATAAACGCTCTATTGCTGGTATAGTTTCTTCTGGAAAAAAATTATTTGCCCAAAGTGATGCTGCCTGAATACGATCTTCAGCACTATCTCCAAGTTTAGCACTCTCAGCTTCTAAATCAGGTTCAGTTCCATTAATTGCCTGAGCATACATTTCTATGCCTTTTTGAAACTCTTCTTGGCTATAACCATTTTCAAAAGAATGATCTGACCACCATTGAAGGAGTTCATTATCAACAGCCATTTCTTCATCAACCATTTCTGGTAATTGATAATCACCAGCTTTTTCAGGTCTTTCAGAAAAAGCCTCTGCTTGTATTTCTTCTATTATTTGATTTCTAATATCTTCATCTTTACTACCAAGTTTTTGAGATAGCTCATTATAAGACTTTGCTAAATCTTCTGGACTATTAAATTTCTCTGGTAGCCACTCAGGTCGATCAGAAGTTTCAGATACCTTTTCAACGTCTTCTTGTGTTACAAAATCACGACCATCAGCTTGTGCTACTTCAACTGCTGTATCACTCGCTTGCTCTGTTTCTTGCTGCATGTTGTATCCTTGCTTGTATTAAACCTACAATAAATCTTTGACCTTCATGGTGACGTAGTTCATCGCTAGATGTTGCCGCACCATTTATCATATCTATTGTTATTGATTTCAAATATTTAAGTGTTGCTTCTCCTGACGGAGTTTTAAATGTCTCAGCTAATACTTGACTAATTTCTAAATCAGAATCAGACGATCTTTTAAAACCATCTATACCAAGATTAGATGTATTGTCATTCTTCTTGCCCAATCGGTACTCCTTGTTGCTGTGCTATTTGCTGCGCTATTGCAGCTATTTGTCTACGCTGTTCTTCATCACGAATCAAGCTTTCTGGCACACCAAATTTTTTAGCAAGGAAAATTGCGGTTTGTTCTGAGTCAATTAGAAGCTGCAAAGTCTCTGGTCCAAAAGTAGCACCAGTAAGTTCTAAGAATCTTGCAACACTAGATATATCCTGATTAGCTTGAGCTTGAGCCAAAGGAGATACCGATCTTACTTTAACTTCTCTTCCGTTTACTGTAGGAACCTCTATGCGGCCTTGCTTCTTCAAAATATAAATTACTCGTTGAAGTACAGGCTGCACGAGTTCTGCTTGCAACCTACCAAAAGCAGCACCCATTCTTCGAGATAAATCAGCCATACGTTCGGCAACTTCTGTTGCGGTTGCAGGTGTTCGATCAGGATTTCCAAGCATATCATTATAAAGCGCACGTTTAATATTTAAGCGCATATCACTTAAAACAAGTTGAGCTACATCAAAACGACCAGCAGCTTGAATCGGTTGTAACCCAGCAGACCCCATAGCTTTTGGAATAATACTTCCTGGAACGAGATTAATTGTATCAGGGTTTATAACGCCATCGTCTTCCATCTGATAGATTCCAGATATAGACATCTGAGCATTTTCAAGAATTAATTCTATTGTTAAGTTTGTAGTTTTGATTGCTGACAAAGCATTTAACAATGGTCCTCGACCATATATCTCACCAGCACACTTATTCCAACGAAAACAAATAAAAGGATTTGACCCAATGCCTGAAAGCTCTTTTGAATGTAACAAAGTCTTTGTTGTCATGCATATTGCAAAATGTAAGTAAGCTTCTTGGTTCTTTTTGGAATAATCTCTGCAAACAAGTTCAAGAACAGTAGTCTCTCTGTCTCCTCCCATTAGTGATAAAACACGCTGATCAAAGTTTCCATCAGGATACATAATAGGTAAATGATCAAACTTTACCTTTTTACGCTCTCTATAAACATGATCTATTCTATCATCAGGACCAGTATCAAGTACAACATGGGGTAAGGGGATTGCGCTAAAAGTAATTGGATTAAGTGAGTCACCTTCCTCAACGCACAAGATACCAGTCCCAACAGCCAAATCCATAAATGACTCATGGACTTCTTGGCTGAAATTTGAGTTATTCAAAACTTCAAATACATACTCTGTAACTTCATCAAGAACATTATCAACTTCTTCGCGCTGTTCTACAGGAACCTCACTCCCTGCGGTAAGGTCTGCCCATCGAGCAAAGTTTGGAACTATTCCAGATTGCAACCTACTAGCAAACTCTTGTGTTCCAACTACAGCAGTTTCATCAAATATCTTTTCATCTCTACGCTGACCAGCCTCTTCATAATAAAAAGACTCTCTCTGAGGTAAAGCATACTCATAGCACTCTTCAAAAAGAGGAACCCAGTTTTCTCGAAAAGCTTTAGCTTTTTGATAACTCTGAATGTACTGACTAGCTATTTTATCCATTAGTCGAACCTACCTAAAAATCCACCACGACCAGAAGAAAACAAAGACCTTCTTGTTCTGCCCTGTCTTTTCATTACTGCTTCTTGAATATCTTCACGTTTTTGCATTGCTCGTTTTTCAGCTTCTTGCCTTTGAGCCTCATCAGCCTCCATGCGTTGAGTTACAGCCGTTTGTTTCTCTGCTCTAGTTGGACCAAAACACATAACTATCTCCTTGTGTTATCTTTCGTAAGCACAAAAAGAAAAAAATCTCAATGCACAAACTACATTCTAGCCCAAACACTTTGTTTGCGCTGCTTCGGACTTTTCTTAAATACATCAAAGTTACGACTAGCAACAACAGCTCTTGCTGGTTTTTGTGTATTTAATAAAGCTCTACCTTCACCAGCACCAAGAAACAAGTATTGAGCTGCATCATGAACATGAGAAAACATATTCTTATCTGGTTTGTCTGCGTATCTTTCACCAGAAACTTCCATACGCTTATAGGCATAACCACCCTCAAAACCCTTAATAAGTTGAGGGCAACGCCTATCTATTAAAAGTGCTGACTTACCATCGACCATCTTCGTTAATTGGGAGGATACCGATTCAAGTCGAAGATCAACAGAGTTGGAAGGCGCTGGGAACGCCCTCAAGCCAGCACCGCGCAAAATATGAAAGGGAGTTGATTCATCTGTTTGCGCTCTAAAGTCACCAGAAGGATCACCATAAATAATTACCTCAGAAGCAGCAGCAAACCTAGTTGATAGTTCTTGCCTAAGAACTTCTGCAAAACGAACGATGCCCATGTCTATTGCTACAATTTCTGATTGCAAATACCATCGACCTCGTACTTTCTGCCCAAGAACTGCGGCTGGTGTTAATCCAAAGTCTACGCCAACATATACAGGAACATTGGCTGCTACTGGTATTTCTTCTTTTGCAATGTGAACTTCTGGTGCAAACATAGGGTATACTGGCTTTCCGTCTTGTATATGCCCTAAACGGTTCATTACATATACATCTATCCATGATTTTGTCTTACCTCTAATAAGATTGGAATAATAATTTGCAAGCATGTTCTTACAATTCTCAGCCTCCTTATTAGGTAAGTAATCAAGAATTTCCCCTTCCTCATCTTTCTTTTCAACCATTGCAGAAGGTTGCGTAAAGAAAGACCAGTTATCAGGTCTAACTAACATCTTAGCTTGCTCTCTAGGAATATGATCAGGAATAGGAACTTCGCCTGACATAATAGGCCACCAGTGATCTTCTTCTGGTGCGTTAGTATCTGCTATTACACCAGTCCAAGAAGGACCTCCATCACGCATTGAAGGAAAACGACCGACACGCATAGTACAAGCATCAATAATAGATTTTGGAATCTCTCTTGCTTCATTAATCCATATCCCTGTTAGTTCTAATGATAGAAGTTTCTTAACATCTTCAGGTCTATCTAAAGCTAAGAAGATAACCTCAAGATCAATGTCTCCCTTTTTTATGTAATGAGTATACGGAACTGACCACATAAACTTACCCCAATCAGCTTCAGGAAACCAATCAAGCCAAGTCTTTATAGTTGTTGTTCGAAGTTGTGGATTAGTGTTTCGAATGATAGCCCATCTGCTTTTACGAATACCATCTGGACCTTTCTTCTGCTCTAAAGCTCTGCGAAAGACCTCAACACAGCAGCCAACAGATTTGCCAGAACCAACTGGACCTCTAATGCCACGAAAAAAAGTATGATCCTTCATAAAAGATTTTAGTACACTGCCATCAGGTTTGTACTTAAAGTCAATCATCTAAGACCTTTATCAACTCCAAAGCGGATCATATCTTCCACTACTTCAGGCGCAATACTTTCAATAAGTTTATCGCAAGCAGAATCACTAACCAAGTGACTGCTTTCACCAAACTTTTCCACAACATAAGAAAGATGCACTTTGCGTACAATGCCACGAAGAAGCTGTAAGTCTTCTTGTTTAATTGTATTTATAAAGCTCACTCTTCCCAAGCCTCATTTATATCTGGTGTAGAAGGATCATCTCCTTTAAGTCTGCCCTTTTCATCCCTAGCTCTTTTCTTTTTAGCTGGCTTTTTAGGCACTTCATTAGTCCACTCTAATGTCTTTGAATCAGAGGTTCTTGTTTTTCCAGAGTAGGTAGTTCCAGCAAGCTCATGAGTTTCACCTTCATATAACTCACCATTATTCTTAAATTTCCATCCCATAATTTATGTCCTATATTGTTTTACTTTCCTAGCAATCTTTTTCGGTTGAGCCACAAACTGCTTACCCGAAGCCTTACCCTTTCGTTTAGCTCTGGTTGTAGCTGCATATTCAGCAGAACTAAGAGCAGAAATAGCCTTGCTAGGTAAGTACCGTTCACCTGTCTCACTAGACTTTTTCCCAGACTTAGTGCGCCACTTTTGTTTGCCCCAGTTAAGTAACGACTTTTGTGAAGCCTTCACTTTTTAATAACCTTAAACCCACTTTTTTCCATTCTTCTTATCATAGATTTAGAAAAAAATGGTTTAAGTTCTTTATCTGGTACACTGTTGAAAAGTTTCATTAACTCTTCCAAAGATGGTTTCTTTAGATTTTGTTGAAGTAATGTAGGGTTTTTAGCCATTAGTTTTCTCCTTTACTTGTAACTACCACCACGTTTTTTATATTCTTTTGCAAGTAACTGTGCTTTTCGAGCAGACCATTGACCAGCAGCCGTACCATGTGTAGCCCTTGCTTTTATTCTTTGAAACAAAGTCTTTCTCATTTTAGGTTTGGTATAGTTACCTGCTGCGTTTACTGCCACTGATCTTCTCCTGAATATCAATTAACTGATCTTGTATTTGATTGTATCGAGGGCTAGAAACCATTTGATTTTCCCTAGACTCTAAAAGAAAATTTAAAATCTTCATAATGCCTTTAGTAGCAAACCCTTTATCCTTAGAAGAAAAACGCTCACCTTCACCCTGCATTTTTTCTACAAGCCCAACACCAGCAGAGTCTTCAAGTTTCTTCATCTCTTTTCGAAGAAGAGTTGCTCTTTTCTTTAGCGGTGCTAGGGAACGATCAGTCATCAAGTGCCAACTTTCTTTTGTGCTATCTTATGAGCAGCACCAAATGTAGACCCTTTAAGCATTGCGGTTCTCATTTCCTTCATATGCTTAGAAGAATGATGTTTACTGTGACGCTTCATAGTTGCTTCCTGACGATCTGTTAATTTTAACAAACTCTTTTTTTTCTTAGCCATCTTAATAAGAACCGCCAGAAGAACCACTCGACCTTGCCTTCATTATCTTTCTCTTCAAAGCTGCTGGCAATGTTTTCTGCTTCTTAGTCAACATAGATTTCTTTTTCTTAGGCGCTTTACCCATAGGCATTACATCTCTCCTTTATATGGATTTAACAATGAACGTCTTTCACTTCCCATTCTTACATCACGAAACACTGGCTTTGCTATAGACTTTCTACCAGACTTAGCCCGACTCATAAGCAAAGAAGGAAGAGGACCAAAACTCTTCTTCTTCTCCTGATACATACTCTCTGCACTAGGACCACTAAAACACATCAGCTCCTCTTATGCCTCCTTGCAAAATTACGCGCAGCCTCAACACTGCCAAAACCCCAAGCCTTCAATGCCAATGCCTTTCTAGTCGGCTTTCCCTTCTCGTCCTTCATCGGACCCTTCATTCCAGCAAATCGAGCCGCAAAAGAAACACGCCTAGGATTAGTACCACTCTTAACTGGAGCTTTTAAATTAGCCCCTTCAGTACGCTTAAAATAACGCCTACCAGCAGCCGTTAAACCACCCTCTGGGTCTTTGTGTTCCTGTCTCATAAAAAACCCTTAGCATACAAAAAATATTCTTGGCAATGCACAAACCTTTTTTACCAATAATGTGAGTGGGGGACCAGTAACATAGCGTGACCTTGTAGTTTTCCCCCCACCCCCCTAGCTAAGGTCAATGGAAACTTTTATGTCCCCTGCCACTTGTACCTGTGATCGATCGATGGGTTTATACCCAGCGCGATCTAACAAATCCTTACTAGCCTCAAGCTGAACATACTCAGACTTAGCGTTCTGAGAGAGTCTACGAACTGTGTTAACCGCTACGGTAGCACTTAGTCCAAACTCCTCATTCATTCGTTGCATCATATACTGTTGCACATGAGGTGTCTTCAATGCTTTGTAAGCAGATACATATCCAGATTTACCTTCAGCATATCCAGCTTCAACAGCGGCTTTAGCTGCTGGTAAACCTTTTGCTACCATTATATCCACCAGAGCCATCTGTTTATCAGTTAACTTCTTATCAGCTGGAAGCATCTCATATCCTTCTTCTTAGTGTTGCAAGCAGCACCTAACTAAGTGCTGTATACTAACATATAGCTAAGAGTTTGACGTCATTCAAATAGAAGGATTGAGATACTCTAAACCATTGTTTCATTTACTAGCCCCCCTCTCCCTCTCTCCCCCCATTTGGACACTAGTTTGTACTAACCTGTCAATATGTGACGTTACGTCACTAGTATAATTACGTGGGGTCATTTGGCTAATTAGGGGATTGACCCCTAATTCACCAAGTGTCCGCACACTCTACACTCCCTAAGGAGTGCTTGACACTATGATCTCGCTCTGCGAGGTCTCGCTTCTATGTCTAGCTTGGTCAATCGCCTACACTCCCGACTTTGCTTTAGCAAAGCTCGTCCACTCCATCGATTGCCTGAGTAAGCCCTAGTAACTGAGCGATCCCTCACTCGCTCAATCATTGATCTATCTCTCACACACAATCTTACAATACTAACTTCCAGTTGGGCTTACGAATCAGCCCACCACAAGGACGGCAGTTCGTAACGTCATACAAGATGACGTAACGAGCCTACCGCCAGCGAAGCTGGTCTTGGCGATCCTTGCAGTGAACAGATTCGCTAGCCTCTCCTATTCCTGTACATGAAGAATGTATGTAAAACATAGACAGATATAGGAGAACAAAATGTCTAAGCTAATCAATGAACTTATCAATCTTACACTAGATACAGAAATCTATAACTCATACGAAGACAAGTGGGTACACGAAGACCAGATGGCTTTCCCACGGAAGATCATGATGGAAGCCATGATGGACAAGCTGTACTGGCTTACTAAAGGAAAGAACAGCAGCACTAAGCCATCTGGTAGCGAAGCCTACCTTGATACGCAAAGAGCGAGAGTGAAGTACGCACAAGAGACGTACCGAGGAGACGAAATCTCAGAGATCAGGCTTCGCGGCTCTATCGCTAACTGCCAAGCAGCAGCCGATAAGCATACGGTACTAACCGACATGTCGAGTCAACTACACAAGGCTTACATCGAATCATACGGAGAAGACTACATGCCGTATGGTTCAGCCAAGGGGTCAAACGTACCTGTCGCCTCTGAGTCAGACATACCGACCGACCTTCAGCAACAGCTTGAAGCACTAGGCATGGCTGAACCAGCTAATGATGAACCAAGCAAGAAGAAGAAGAAGGCTTCTTGATAACAATGGGTAGAGGTTAATAGCCTCTGCCCTTTTTTTATGTTTCATTCTAAGCGACCTGCCACCCACCCACCCCTAGGTCGCTTCTAGCCTAACTAGGGTGAGTATGTGTAGGTTTGCGGCAGCTACCTTTCATACGAAAATGAAACTAAAAATAGAAATTTAAATTCTTTAAAAGGAAATGCAAAATGAAAACGTCAGACTTGCCAAAAGAAATATTAGATCAAAAAAAGATTTTGAGTCCAATGAATACCATAACTTTAAGATACCATGGAAGAATAGTGTCAATAGCTCAAAATATTCTTACGACTGATGATCATGGAGAACCAATCGTAGATGAAGAAATAGCTATTCTTCCATTCCAAGGTGATGATTATAAAGCTGTGCAATACAATTCTAATATCACTTCATTAATTAATGCACTAACAAAAATCAAAGAAAAGATCGATCACGATGTTATTAATGAAGAAAAGTGCATAGCTGATGGCATGTTATGAGCAAGGACGAGGTGACAGCAAATGACGTAACGTAACAAATGACAGTGCTGCACAAGTGCAACTACTATCTATTTGAAAGGAAACTTAATGGAGTTCTTTACTCTACTAACTATAGCTTATGTGATTGACGGACATCAGCTTGAAGCAAAGATTTGGTTTGAAAACGAAAGTGATTGTTGGAGTGTTCTTTTGAAAAACGAAACACTTTATGACCAAATCAATGCTGAAGCTGGATGGTGTGATGTAAGCGAAGTACCTTCAAAATTAATCAGACCAAAAATAAGGCCACAAAACTAAGGAGAACAAAATGCAGATAACGTATAATAAAAAACATTACCCAGAAATGAGTACCCATGATATGTGGGCAACAGGTGGTTATGTACCTCTTTGGGTAGTTGAATGGAATCTACGTCATGCTTTCGGTGTAGAAGAAAATTTACTCGATCATCTTGATAACTCATACAAATCAAGGGCTGGTCTTTCGGTAAAAGATAGACCTCTTGGTGGAGAGATAGATGCTGAAGGTGTCTATCGATACCCAGAAGATGAACCTATGTATCCATACATGACTTGGGAAACTAGAGATGGAACAGTTTATTTTTATCCTTACTCAGTGATGGGAATACCAACTGGATCAGAACATTATGCAGTGAGGATGGACTAATGACTAGATCAACACCTAGATTTACACGCAGAGACTATGAGTTTATCGCAGATAAGATTGCTCCGCATCTTAGCTGGGCAACAGCAATCAAGTATGTTGCTGATGAACTGAAAGCTACTAATCGAAACTTCAACTATGATAAGTTTGTAGAACGTGCTGAACGAGCATGGGAAGAAAACTATAATCTTAGCAAAGAAAGCTTTGATGATGAAATTCCCTATTAAAAGAATAATAAAATGTATTCCAACAGGGTTAAGTGACGACACTCCACCCGTTAAAGGCAGGACCATGAGAGCGTGTGTTGGGAACTCTCACCGAGAAATTATTTGAACTGATCAATCAAATAGTTTTATCAGCCAACAAGGGGCGGTTGGTCGGGAATAGCCCCATTAAAATAATAATGGAGAACTAAATGAGCAAAGTAAAATCATATGTAATGGATCGAGAAGCAAGAGCTGCTGAACGTGGAGCTGCTGATCGATACTATGGTCGTCAACCTGTTCCTCATATGTGGTTAGATAGTTTAGGCATTAACTTTGCAAATGAAAAGCAAATGTCAACAAACGAAATCGAAGCATACTGGGAAGGATGGCGCAATGAAGAGGATAGAAAAGACTGGGGTGATACCTATTGACGAGTGCAGTAATTTTTCTGCATAAGTGCAGTATGAAATCATATCTAAACTATTTGCAAGATCGAGCAGAGGAGGCTGATGTCTCCCTGCTCAAATGTTTTAAACGTGCTGAGATACCTACCTCAACATACTACAGAACAATCAATGGCAATACAGAACTCAGATATGATACAGCTGTGAAAGTCATCAATGTTATCGAAGAACTTTACTCGATACAAAAAGCCAGTGAGCATACCAAGAGACTACGAGAAGCTAATAAGCCTGTTGATAGAAGCTCGATTCGAGCGAGGTTTAAGCCAAGAGTCTTTAGCTCATAAGATTGGTTGCACCTCTTCACTTATTCATAAGTGGGAAGCGCACAAACGTATTCCCTCTGGGTTTATGTTAATCTGTTGGTTGGATGCTTTAGGTTATGACATCGAGGTCACGAAAAGGAAGAGCAGCAACGTGCATAGCATGTCAGACTAAGACACATTGGTATGTTGCTATCCTAAAAAATAACTCAGGGTATACTATGCAAAAGCACTGGTATGTATGCCTAAACTGTTATGAGGAAGACAAATGGCAAACCGTAACAAAAACAAAGGAACTTACCACGAAAAGTGGTTTGTTAACTGGCTCGAAAAAGCGGGTATCAAAGCGAAAAGGCAACCCCTCTCAGGCAGTTTGGGAGGCGAGTATAGCGGAGACATCAAGCTCGAACTCAACGGAGAAGAACTGGTGGGAGAAGTAAAGTATAGAGACAAGTCTAACTTCCCTAGCCCATTCAAAGTATTAGAAGGCAGAGACATTGCTTTCTATAAAAGGCGGACTGGACAACCGCAAACAATAGTCATCATGAGTGGTGACAGATTTATAAAACTAATGGAGAACAAAGATGAACCTTAAACAAAAGTGGTGGGAGTGGCACAAGCAAAACCCACATGTATTTAGATTGTTCGAAGAGTTTACTTTCAGAGCAATCAATCGAGGACACAATAGACTAAGCGCATGGCTTGTAGTCAATCGCATTAGATGGGAAACTAGCATTGAAACAACGGGTGATGATTTCAAAATAAGCAATGACTACATTGCGCTGTATGCCAGATACTTTATGCACCTGCATCCAGAGTATGATGGCTTCTTTAAAATAAAGAAAATGAAAAGAGTAGAAATACAAGGAGAACAACATGAAGAATCTTACGCATAAAGCAGTCCAAGCAAATGTCTGGGATGCCCACATTGCCAAAGCCAACAGCTCAGTCTCAGCTCTCAAAGAATACAAGAAATCAAACTATCACGTTGATGGATACCGCATCAATGCCAATCGCATTGTGAACGGTGAACGTGTTGGTGAAGACTGGCTTCGAGGTAAGCTAAAGAAAGAGCTGATTAAACTTGGCTACTGCAAACCATCAGACTTTGAAAAGTATAACAAACCTAACGGCAGTATAAATATTGGTTGACCATACTGCACTAATGCAGTACGCTAACCATTATAAATAAAGGAGAACAAGATGAACCGTAAAGGATTCATAGGTGGCTCAGACTGTGTAAAAATTATGCAAGGCCACTGGTTGGAATTATGGCAAGTCAAAACTGGTAGAGAAATGCCAGAAGATTTGACAAACAACATTGCTGTGCAACTTGGTATCTGTACTGAAGACTTCAATCTTAGTTGGTTCGAGCAACAAAATAATTGTATTCTTAGCCATCATCAATATGAATACAAAGAAACTATTGGATTAGTTCCAGTAATAGGTACTGTCGATGCTCGATTAATTGATGCTATTGTTGAAGCAAAGCACACAAATGCTTTTAATAAAATGGAAGATGTTATCAAGCTATACATGCCGCAGATACAACTGTACGCTCACTTAGCAAAAGCAAAAGGTGCTTATCTGTCTGTGATCTTTGGTAACAGCAAATGGGAATCTACATATGTCGAATACAGTGAGAAGTATTTCAATTCTATGTGGGCAGTGGTGTCGGACTTCTGGGGTTACGTGCTACGCGATGAAGAACCGATTGGCGTTGACTCCAAGGAATTGTCACACGACTATATTGCGGTGGACAACATGGTCAAACGAGACGCAACAACAGACAACCAGTTTGTTGACGCAGCTATCACATATATACAAGGTTATGAGCAGAACAGAGTTTTCGAAAATGCAAAGAAAGACCTCAAAGGAATGGTCGGAGCTAACGAAAGAGAAGTGTACTGTGATTACCTTTCCGTCAAGCGAGACAAGAAAGGATCGCTTAGAATAACCAAAAGAAAACAGGAGAACAACAATGAGTAATAAACTAGACATTTGGAACAAGCTGGCTGCTTCAGACCCCAAATATCTGAAGCAAGTCAGCTTTGGCAGTAGATCATTTACAGCCATTGATCCTCAGTACCAAGTCAGAATGATGACCGAACAGTTTGGACCGATTGGTTTGGGTTGGGGTTGGTTCAACACAACTGAAGTTGTATCTGTTAGCAACGGAGATAGTGCTGTACTAGCGCATGTAACTGTTTGGCATACAGACAACCATCATTCGTTTGGACCGTTCACAGGCTGTCGTAAGTTCTTCGATGCAGCAAAAGGTCGTATGGCAGAAGATGCACCGAAAATGGCTATCACTGATGGACTTACCAAAGCACTATCGCACATTGGCTGTAATGCTGATGTATTCTTAGGCGAGATGGATGGCAACAAGTATGCTGCTGATAGTGGCAAACCTAAATGGTAATTCTTGGGGGCGCTCATTGACCCTGAATCTTTGAGATTATAACGCCTGATCGAGGGGCAGGTTCCCCCAAGAACCCCTCACCTAACTTAAACAAAGGAGCCAGAAGCATGGCAGAATATGACGATACAAATAGAGGTGCAGCATTTACACCATTTCCTACTCAGAAAATGATACTTCAAGGCAAGGCAAATGTTGAAGGTGTTGACCACAAAATAATGTTAGTAAAAGATGAAACAAGAGATGGTACAGAAATCATTGAGATATACACAAAAATGGGAGCAATGTTTGTTAATGACAAGAAAGGTAATGAGGCTGCACCTGATTACTCTGGACCAGTTGGTGATAACAAACGTATTGCTGGATGGAGACGCATGAAAGATGATAAGCCTTACATGAGTTTTCAAATTAGTGAGAAACAACAAAAAGATTCAGAAAATACCTTGAAAGAAGATGCAATACCATTCTAACATAAGAATGTTCTCTGGAGGTTCATACACTGCTCAAAGTCCGTTTTGCGAACCTCCCTTAACTGGCGCACCTTTTGGTGCGTCTTTTTTTAGGAATAACAAATGACACCAATCGAAAGAATGAAAGCAGATGCAAAGGTTTGTAACTCTAAACTAAAAACAAACAGTAAAGTTATCTATACGCCAGAAGCTACAGAGTCTAGAGGTCCATCAAAAACAAGAGGACTATCAAAAACTAGAGGTAATGGTTGGAGAAACGATAAGCTTACTGATGAAGAAGTAGAAGATATTAAATACTTTCTAAGCAAAGGGTGGGATATCAGGTCAACAGCAGTCATGTGTGGTGTAAGCTACAGTGCTGTGCAAAAAATTAATTCTTTGTAAAATGCAGATTACAGAAGCACAGAAAGCAGAACTAAAGTTTCTTCGAAGAGAAGTAGATAAATGGCAAGATGAACTGTACAGACTAGATGCCCACCCCAATGTGCAAACAAATCTCTGGGTTGCCAGAAAAGAACTAAAGAAGTTTACTTCTCAGCTAAGAATAAAAGGAATTAATATCTAAACACTCAGCTCAAAGTGAGGTGCATCGATGAATGGCCTTCTACCTTGTGATCTTCGAAGATCAATGTATTCATTCATTGCTTCTTCCATTGTGCCTTCATACTCACCAATAGAATTAATATGCCAAGCAGCTCCCCATCTCAAATGAACACCAATATCTTTAGCTGCTTCTTTCATTGCATCTGCAATATCATCATAAAGACTTAGCTCCCAAGAAACTCTTGGCCCAACATAAGCAACAGTATCTATAGCAATACCTTCAAGATGTTTTGACTTCATGGTTTGGCTTGCTTTCTTCTCAAAAAGCTCACGCTGTTGATCCATTGTTCGAAGACCACCTAAATGTGGTATACCAAAATCAACACTAGTTATTCCTATTGCATACTTAGCAACAGCTACTAAACTTTTATCAACCCCTTCGAGCCGATCTAAACTTCTTTGACTTAATTTAAATGTCACTTCTTAAATCCTTTCATTGTACGGATACCAAAACTTGCAGCTATTGAAGCATACATTGCCCAGCTAAACCATTGCGGTGCAGCCTCCAAGTTCTTAAATCCCTGTTCCATATATGGTTGCATCCAAGGAACAAAACTTGCCAGAACAATAGCTATAAAACAAATTGTCCAAGCCTCATCTTTCCAAGAGTCAGCACTAGCCTCAATAGCAGCTTGCTCCCAGCTAATTTCACCAGTAGCAATCTTCATCTTAGTTTCTGCTTCAGCAGCTTTAACCTTTGCTTTGCTATCGATGTACGTTGTAGCTAGTCCAGCTACACTTTGAAGTATCCCAATCATTCTACTATCCTATCTGTTTTAGCTTCTTTGCCTAACCACAATGCGAAAGATGCGCTAAGCATTGCAGTGACCAACGAAACAAATGCGCTCTGTTGAGTTGTTGGATCGGGCAAAGTCATAAACCACAAACAAACCTTCCAAGTTAAAATAATCTGACAGAGAAATGCCAGCCTAGGCAGTATCTTCAACTGATCTATCGCGCTTGCTGTTATCTTCACCATCTAAAAACTTCCTTGCTATTCTAAGTTCACTTACTTGTATAAGTAATTTGTTATCATCTGTATAGACAACCCACCTATTGTACTTAACTTCTACTAACTTCACCTAATCCAATCTCTAACATCAATCCAATCCATATGATGCAAATAAGCTATAGCGCCAATAGCAGAGGCTGTGAGTAAGAAAAAGATACCAGCTAAGGTAATGTATAGCTCTTGCCTGTCCATAGCCTCACGCCTCGCCTGAGCCTCTGCTTCACGCTTTTCTGCTAAAACCTCTCTTCTTATCTTCAAAAGTTCTAAGTATTTGCTTCTGCCATAAGTTTGAGTTATCCATTCTTTTAATTCTTCTTCAGCATCAGCAGCTTGACGAAGTTTAGCCCATCGATCTAATGCAGTAGCGTTTGCACTCTTACCTGAAACACCTTTTTTTTGTAGCTGTTTTTTAGCTGCATCAGTAGCATCAAAGAATTGACCAATTTGTTTGCTGAGACCAGCTACGGATTTGCCTGTTTGAAGACCTAACTTAATACCGCTAAGAATTGTTAATGGGTCCATCGTTACATTCCATCGTTACGAGTGAACTCAACTGTCTTTTCTAATATTGCAACGCGAGATTGCAGCTTAATTATTTCCATCATGTGAGAAGACATACCTTCCATATCATCCCACACCAAATCAATGTCCTCCCAAAGATCACTAATCTCTTCATCAATATCATTTAATTTTGTACTATTAGCTAATATATCTCTTTGCATATTAACTTTGTCTTGTATCTCAGACTGCGCTGAGAGCTGAGATACAGTCTCTTCTAATGTGGAAATGGTACTAGCTTGTTGGGCAGTCCACCAAATAAAACCACCGATCTGGAGTATTACCACTCCAATAATACCGATACTTACTTTTGGTAAACCGTCCACAACATACCTATTAATTTACTACTTCTGTTTCGTCTGTTGGCTCTAATGATTTAGAAAGCTTTTCCATAAAACTATCTCGACCAACTTGTAATTGAACTAAATTAAACTGAGCCGATGCAATCTTCTGGTCCAAAGAACCAATGTGATTTATGCAAACCTTTGACTCGTCTGATAGTTCGCTTTCTTTGTATTCTACGTCATCAATCATGACCTTTTTTTCTTCAGTCATTCTTAACTCCTTCTAGTTAAATTACCACGGAACCCCCGTAGCTTGGGTTGGCGCTTTCAGTAGCGCAATTTCAGCCGCAAGTGCAGCTTCAGTATCGTCCTTACCAACACCGGATTGCGCCCATGCAATACAATTAGCTTCTGTTACTTTGTCATAAGCAATGAAGTCGGAAGCAGATGGGTCAGGCGTACAACCTACTGTGCCATAAACAGATGTTGAATGGTCGCCGTCAACCGCGCTGCATCGCCAATGTATTGTATCAATACCGCCCGTTGCTGTAGTTCTTTCAACTGTGGAAATAGTCCAAGTATAAGTTATTGCCATAATGTTATCCTTCTAATGCTGCTAGTCTTGTTTCAATATCTGTTAATCTTTGGTCTGCCCCTGCGCTAATAAACGAAAGCAGTTCTTCGTATCTAATCATCAGTCTTGTTTGTTCATTGCCATCGTCATTAGTCCAAGTGTCAGACATGTACATACCATATTTAGCAGCATCTAAACCCTCAGCTGCAAATGCTGCATGAACTTGTTGCGCTATTGTACCTGTGTGTGTTCGAGCATTGTCACCCTTTACCTCAACAGCATCTATTCTTCGATAAGTTCTAAATGTTTTTGCTAGTCGTTTAGATACTGCAAGCTCTGTCGCTGTTAACTCTGCAATGTTTTGTTTTTCATTTTGGTCAGATGAACTTGATGTACCATTTGAGAAAAAACCAGTATGAAATCTATAAGATGAGGAGCCTACATTCATAGTGGCATCAACACGACTACCTGAGTTATTAGAAGGTGCAACAGTTGAACCATTTAACATGATACCGTGTGAATTTCCTGCGTACGCAGTAGTACCGCCAGAAGTTAAAATACTTCCCACTAAAGTGCTGTCTTTATAAAAAGAAGCAATATTGCCATCACTTGATTTTCTTGTAGCAACAAATGGGCCATTATTTGAAGCAGTTGCAAATAGGCTTCCGTCAGGTTTGGCCTCAACACCTACTGTTTGATAGTTTGTAGCAGTTTTGCCCACCAGTACACGACCTGAGCTATCAATACGCATACGTTCTGTGTTGGTAGTATAAAACTTTATTGGTGTGTTTTCTCTATTATTTATGTAAACAGCATTAGCATCATTACCTAATGTAAAACCGTCATTTACAGTATTTCCTGTAGTAGTATTATGAATACTAATAAATGACTGGGATGTACCTCCTATTTGTAAAGAATAACCAGTTGAATCTGAATAAGGGGTTACTCCAATACCAACCCGACCTGATGTATCTATCCTGACACGCTCATGGTTATTAGTTCTTAGGATTAAATCATCGTTACTTTTAGACCCAATATATGTACCGCCACTGTCAGCATAAAGTCTACCGTAACCACCACTAAGGTCGCCAAAGTCTATCATTCCACTAGACCCTGCATCTATTTCTAAATGATTGCCAAATGTAGCCCCTGCATTGAACGCAGCCTTTCCTCCCTCACTCATATCAAGGGTCAGTGCCGTAATAGTTGAGCCACCATCATTGCCTTTAAAAAGAATATCTTTATCTTGTCCTAGTGAATTAACCCCAAAATCACCGCTATGATTTGCAAGCTCTCCAATGTTATCACTACCATCTTGATATACAAAATTACCGCCATCAGCGTTGAAAACTAAATCCCCTGCTATATCAAGAGTAAGGTCACCAGAAGCATTAGCTATGTTGCCAGTTACAGTTATGCCAGAAGATGTAGTCTCAAGTTTGTTAGAATTATCGTAGTAAAGTTTAACCGCACCGTCAGTAAGGAACTGAGCCATATATTCAGTTGCACCCTTTTGGATAAACACACCAGTTCCGTTCGAATGAAGCTCTAGCTTGCCATCGCCAACGTCAGCTATCTTTGAATTACCATCATGGTAAATCTGTAAGTCTGACCCTGCCCCAAAAACTAATCTATCATCAGAAGCTCCAGAGCTATCACCAAAAACAATATTATTACCACTAGTAGTATTACCAATGCCAAGAACAGTAGATAAGTTTCCTGCGCCACCCCCTGAAACCTGAGCATCAACGTAAGCCTTAATACTTTGTTGAGTAGCTAAATGCGTAGCACTGTTCGAAGCAAGGTTATCTTCGTCTTTGATTGCCGTTCCACTTACCCCAGTATTTAAAACGGCTGATGTTAGTGTTTTGTTAGTAAGCGTATCTGTGGTTGTTTTACCTACAAGTGTATCTGTAGTAGCAGGAAGCGTAAGTGTAATGTTGCCACTAAAATCAGAATGAGCAGGGGCTTGAACTCTAGCACGATGAGCATTGCTAGACTCACAATAAAAATCTACATAAGATTGTGCGCCACCATTCTTAATTGATATAGCACCTTGAGAAATACTTACTCCGTCCGTTCCACCAAATGTTGAAGTTCCTGTCATTGCAGGGGCAGCTAATGTTTTATTAGAAAGTGTTTGTGTTCCTGTTAACGTTGTTACAGTTGAATCAATATTTAACGTAACTATACCACTTGAACCACCGCCTGATAAACCTGTACCAGCAGTCACCCCACTAATATCACCACTAGCCGTTACTTGAGAATCAACATAAGCTTTAATTGACTGTTGTGTTGCTAAATGAGTTGCAGAGTTCGAGGACATATTATCCTCATCTTTTATAGCTGTACCAGATACACCAGTATTTAACACAGCACTTGTAAGCGTCTTGTTTGTAAGTGTGTCTGTTGTTGCCTTACCTACTAATGTGTCAGTAGCATTAGGTAAGGTAAGAGTTCTAGTTCCATCCAGAGTATCAACGGCTAAATCTAAAGTATTACTATTCTGATAAAATCTAATCTCAGGAGTAGTTGTAGATTGCAACTGAATAGACTGAGCGCCAGAGTTTGTTAAAAAATCTACATAACTTAACTGTGGTTTAAGACTAATAGGCCCTACGCTAGTTTCAATAGTTAAACCACTATCAGCAAGTATTCTGTTCCCTGCCGCACTTACCCTAAATGTAAACTTAGTTGAGCCACCATCTTTTAAAAATATTTCACCACCATCAGCATCTAAGGTAATATCTCCAGAAGAGTCTACTAAAACATCACCAGAAGTAAGCCTAGTGCTACCACCAGTAGCAATAATATCTACAACATGAGTTGTATTACCATCTAATAATATTTTACCAACACCAGAACCTTTATTAGATTGAAGAATTGCAACACCATTTTCAGAAATTAATTGAGAATCTGTATCTGCATTTACTCTAAAAAAAGTTCCTGCCCCTGGACTCCCAGAATAAGCAATAGTAAATGTATCAACTACCATATCATCAATAGTAAGATCAAAATCAGCACCACTAGAAACAACTAAGTTTCCACTAGCATCAAACCCAAATAATTTATTAGCACGAGAACTAGCATTTGGCAGAACTAAACTTGCATCAGCATCAGAGTCAGCAAGACGCAATGTTCTTGTTGTTACATCTTTAATATCAGAAGTAATTGCTGTTAACTTATCAAGCTGCTCATTCAATGCAGCTCTGTTAATTGCAGAACCACCAGTAAAATCAGTAACACGCTCAATGTCAATGTTTCTAACAATAGTTATAATGTGATTTAAAGTAATACCAGTTCCAAAGGTAATATTACCTGTTGAGCCACTGCCACCACTAACACTGTAATGCGTTGTTAATGTTTTTTGCGTTACTGTTCCAGATGTATCTTCTTCGAACACATCAAGATCATCATTGTCAAAAAACTCAAAAGGTACAGCAAACACAGTTTGACCGCTAGTTGCTGTGTACCTTACTCTTGGATCGTTATCAGATAAAGAAATAGCCATATGTCACCTCGTTATTTCCTTGTGTTTTAAAAATAAAAAAAGATCAACGCACAAATTACGGCCTATTAGGAAGAAAGCCTACGGCATCCTTCGCTGTATCTTTAATAATATCACCAGTAACAAGAGTCTCAATTAAAGGAGTTACCTTAATTAAACCCTTTGCTCCATCTTGAACATCACCTTTTATCATTTGCCCAAGAGAAGTTATTACTTCATAACTCCAATCAGCAGGTGAACCACCAATAGAAACTAAAGCCCCTAATGGATCAGGATCAGCTTGGAATTTAGGCTGAATAGGAAAGTTATTTTCAAAACCCATTTCACTATACATAGCAAGCGCCCTGTAACCCATGTCACTGTAAATTGCTGCAAGCCCAGAGAAGTCAAAAGAACGCATAATTTTGTCTTCTATATCCATATCATCCCAAGCCCAGTTAGGAGTTCGAACACTTACAATCATATAGCCAAGACCCATAGCAGCAGCCACATGAGACAAACGATTACGCACTGAGCCAGACGCATGATTTGCTGTTATCTTACTCAAAGCACCCATTGTGTAACTGTAAAAAGTAAAAGGCAAAGAAAGAAGACCACTCTCTACACGCCTATATCCTTGAACCCTTGGGTCAATAGGTAAATCAAAAGGTAAAGTCCTTGCTAAACTTTCTGGAATATATGCAACGCCACCCATAACAATAGGTTTATCAGCAGGTGTACCCATAATAACCCTATTCATAACACCAGAGTTCAAAGCATTACGAAATGCCTTTACTGCTTCTTCATCAGTCCAAGCTTCTGTGTTTGGTAAATATAGCTTACCTTGACTCTGCTCATAAGGTGATTCTGTAATACGTCTAGCAAGATCAGGAGTAATATTATACCTAGCTAAAAATTCAGTATCAAACTTTGTTGGCTTTCCAGCAACTAGACGCAAAGAAGAATCAATAATAGTATGACCTCGAAGCAAACCATCCAAAGTCTTTATGGCAACTGTTACTGGCCCAAGTCCATTAAAAGTATAGAAAACATTGTTTAGCTTATCTGGAATAGTTTTACTAAATACATCATTAGTAAGGCTTTCCATATATTTTAAATGAGTAGTTCCTCGGACAAATTCTAAAGCTTCACCAGCAAGGTTAAGTTCTCTCTTTGCCATCTTCAAAGAAAGATCATCCATCATTCCTAAGAAAGTACGACCAATAGCATTTAGCTCATGATCCATAAGTATTGATGCAGAGTCAGCAACAGCAGCAAAACCTGAGCCACCTAAAAATGTCCAACTTGTAGCTGTTCTAAGAAAATCAGCAATCTTTGTATCTATAGCATCAGGACGCTTTAACTTTGTTCCTACAACCTGATCATAAACTGCAACAAAGTTCTTAATAAATTTATTTATTGTTTTTTCGTCAACGCCTTCATTCTGTAGCCTAGTTCGATAGTAATCTAGCCGAGCCTCAAGTGTCATTATCTTACCTGTTTCTGGATTACGAAACCGTTTATGATATTCAATTCTAGGTGCAACTCTATTGGTGTAAGCAATCATTAATTCCTTAATGTCTGTCACAATAAAATCTTTTACTAAAGCATTAGGAATATTTAATCTTCTTGATACAAGTGGACCACTACGACCAAAACCTGTAAAGATTGCATCAATAGCATCTTCATCAGTTTCACCTAAAATATTCTCTATAGTTTCATTAACTCTTCGCTCAACAGCAGCAGGTTCAGTAGAAAGCTCTTGAAACTTAAATAATCCATCATCACCTTTTACAATAACTTCATTGTTTTCTTTAAACCATTTATACAAAATAGCTTTAAAACCATCACGATCAGCCTCAATAGCTCTACGGTTAAATATTCTCATTAAATAATTACCAGTAGATTCTTTGCTAACGCCACGTTCTAAAAGCTCAAGAGCATTGTCTATTCGACCTCTTGTTTCATCTATAGCTTTAGAAATATCTTTTAATGCAGACCTCATAAGAGGCGTTAAATCAAGCTGGTTATAAAGCAAAGCAAGTTCTTCTACATCTTTAGCATTATTAATTTTGTCAAAAGCATCATCAAACTTACCAATAACATCTTGCTTCATAACAAGTTCATCTTCTAAATCTTTTTTAAACTTAACCTGATCCTTTGTAAGACCTTTTGTTGTTGCTGTTCTATTTAGTTGTTTTAGTTTGTTTGTTACTTTCTCTATATCTTTTGCAAGACTGTCTCGCTGAGGAGTCATCCATTTTTTATTTTGTGCAATAATACTTTGAGTTACGCTTTGAAGTTTCATTTGACGACCAACATTCTTTAAATAGCTGTCTTCAAATACATCCTTTGCATTTATTAAGCCTTCTTCTTCTAGCTCTTTTGCATACTTTTCAAAGAAGGTACGTGCAGCTTGTACCGAGCTGGCTTCTTCTGGAGTCATCTTTTCATAAGGAACTTCATCAATCATTAGCTGACCAATACGAGTGTACCATTCATCAGGAGCAAAACTATCTTTTCCTATTTTGCGGCGAATACGCTCATAATACTCACCAACTGGCACATTAAAAAACTCAGCAAAACCTCTAGGACTTACTTTTCTATAATCTCTATTAATAACATCAAGAGCTTGAAACCAATCACCTTGTCTACGACCAATTTCAGTAAAAGCAGAGTTACCAGCACTTTTACCAATTTGATTCATAATAAATGGCATGCCATTATCACCACCAAGATCAAGCATTTCTTCTTTTGCAAAGTCAGGTAATTTTTTATCTTGTATTGTAGTTCTAACTGGTGTAGGAACAGCTTTCATAAACCAAGAATTAGTAAACCAATCTCCAGAATAAGAAATGTCTTGTTTGCCTTTTTTTTCTTTTATATTTTCTCTTTCTTTCAGAATACGTTGATTTTCTTTTCCATATTTTTCTAATTCTGTTTTTAATTTTTTTGTTTCTGTTTTAATTTTTTTTCGTTGTTTTTTTTGTTTGTTTGCAAGTTTTTTTGCTTTATCAATATCTAAATCTTGCAAAGCATTATTTAACTTTGAAAGTTGATTTTCTAATTCTTTTATTTCATCAAAAACTTTATTAAATTTTTTATTGTTAATGTTTTCTGCATCATAACTTTTTTGTAATTCTGCACTACGATTTAAAGGGTTTTCGGAAATGCTCTTTAAATAATCTTTATAATTATTATTAAAGTTTTGCTTTCTTGTTTTAGCTGCTTGCGGTCTAGGAACAGCAAGGCCAAGTGTATAACCTAAAGTACCACCAATAGCTGTTGACCCCATAGTCCATAAAGCTGCATTAGTAAGCTCTTCTACTGGGTCTTCACCCTCACTTATTTCGCTTAATGCGTCAGTAAGACTTATACTTCCTTCTACAACAGCAGCATCCAATGCACCAAGCTTTGCTAAATCAACTGGAGCATTTCTTAGAATTAATTTAGCTCGAGCAGCATCTTGTAAAATTGAAGAAGCATGCTTTGGATAAGCAAAATAAGAACGCTCTGCCAAGCTTGCAGCTTGACTTACATTAGCAAGTGTACTTTTTAAATACTTTGAAGCAAGTATTCCACCAGCAGGAATTCCCAATGATACATGCAAACTAGGATCAGTAACAAATAAATTTAAACCTGTTGACCTATTTAAAACACTATAATTTTTTCTTCTATTCTCAATAAATTTAAGTGCAGCAGAAAAGTTTTCTGGAGAACCAATCCCAAAACTTCTTAAATAACGAGCATCATTTTCATTTAATTCATTTACTTTTATAAAGTCCTCAATTCTTTCTTGAGAATCAGGATCATAAGTACTTGTTCTAGTATAAAAATTTAACTGATTTTTTATTGGATTAAAAATTTTTCCATACTGAGCATTACCAGTTTCACCCAAAGTTGGCGCTTCTGTTTTAGGAAGACGACCACCAGTATTAAATGGTAAAGCTTTAGGAACAGTAATTTCCATTAATTATCAAGCTCCTCAAAACCTAAATACTTATTGCGTTGCTCTTTATATATTTCGAGTGCAGTAGTGCTATCTCCAAATATTCTTTCAAATTTTCCATATGGTTTACCAGATACAAAAAACTCTTCAGTCATATGTTCTAATGTTGCAAGATATTTAATTTCAGCTCTTGCTCTATCTTTAGAAGGTGCTTGAGCATTGTAAGCTACAGTATAATTTTTGTAAGCTGAGTTTCTTAAAGCAGCCTTAGAATCTTCTTGCTCCCTTTCTTTTTGCAACAAAAATGGATCGCCATTAATTATAATTGGCATAAATCCACCACCTCTGTTAAAGTAACCTACTTCATAAACAGGCTCACCTTCATTAAAAGCAGATACAACAGGTCTATAAGCTAAATCAAAATTAAGAGTTTTCATACCAGCTCTCATTCGAACTCTATCACTTAGTTCTTCAGTTGCAGCAACACCAGAAGTAAAAGCTTCAACAACTGACTCACTTCTTAAAAGCATATCTCCACCCAAGATAGCACCTAACTGAGAAATAAATTGATCAGCAACAGTTCCACCTCTAAGCAAATCATCAAACTGACCAGAATCAGCCAGTGTATCTGTTAGAAGTATTCTATTTTTTACAATTTCATCATCACTATAAAATAAATTCCTAGCATAAACAGTTTTATCACCAACAAAACTACCAGTTACAGATTCATCTATTTCCATTTTAGAAGTATAATTATCAATTAAATTATTAATAAGATCATCAGTAATTAAATTACCTCTTACTTTTTTCATTTGAATAAAAGCACTAATTTCTTTTTTATAGTTATCACTCATTGGAGTTTCTGATAACTTTGAGTTTAGACTTTTGCCAAGGTCTTGTTTTATATCTTCTAATATATTTCCCTCGTATGCTCTGAACTCTAAAGCAATAGAAAGAGGCTCAACTCGCTCATCTCTAGCAACAACACTTAGCGCAGAGTAGAAAGCATAAGCTGTTGGCGAAAGTGACTGACGCATTAAATCAAACTTGCTTACTCGTCCGTCATTTGTTCGAGCATCAAGGTTAGAATATTGCTCAAAGACTTGTAATGCGCTTTTCACTTGCTCTTCATCATTACTATTTAATGTGCTTTCCATCGCAATAACTGTTTGCTTAGGCATAACGCCAGCATTTAATGCCATTACAATAGAAGGATACTCAAACATATTGTTAGTAGTAATAACTTGACCTTTTAATTTTTCATCAAAATAAAAACTTTTATCATTTTCAGATACAGAAATTTTATTTTTTATTGCATCTTCTATTGTTTGTAATCTAGTTGTTTCAATTACTTTCTGTGTATTATTTTTTATTCCATTGATTCTTGTATTAAGTTCACGAGTTACGGTTGAAGGATTTATCTTATATGCTTTTCTATATAATGTATGTAACTGAGCAGCTTCTTTACTTGCTCCTATATCAATCTTATCAGAATCTATTTTATTAAGAGTATACTCTAAATCATCTAAAGATGCGTTTGATATTCTTTCAGCTTCTCTAATTGATCTTGTTACAAAAGTTTCTTCTGCTCTTCCAACTAATGTATCTTGTATTCTTGAATCTATATTAGAGCCTTTAATTTTAAAAATAATACGTTGTAAATCAATTTTATTAAAATCGATATCATCATCTAAAATACCATTAATTCTTTGTCTTAGTAATGTTTCTTGACTATTTTTTTCTGTAGATTCTACTCTTGAAAGAGCACTTCTTCTTTCTCCTATTTCTTTAGCAAGTGCTTCTTTTTCATCATCATCTAACTCTAATAAAACATCATATACTGATTGTAATTGACTAGGGCGAGTTATAGATTTTATTTCACTAAAATTTATTGGACCACTTTTATATAAAATTTCCTCAATTTTTTCTAATTTCCAAGAAGATTTACCATCAGTGTCAAAAACCTGTTC